TGTGTGAGGACTACTTAAACAATGTTCACGTTGAGTGGCCAAAGAAATTTGAAGAGCACAAGAAACACTTTCTTCCATATGCTCTGTTTAGAGTTCTAAGAGAAAAAGCATTGTGTCATATAAATAACATACATGCACAAGAAGCTGGACTGTACAGTGATAAATATCAAGTTGCTGGTCGAGTTGATTGTATTGCCGACTACAAAGGAAAGTTATCCATCATTGACTTCAAGACTTCCACAAGGGAGCGCACAGATGATTGGAACGAGAATTATTACATACAGGGTGCCGCTTATGCAGAGATGTTTGGTGAGCGAACTGGAATCATGGTTGATCAAGTGGTTATTCTTGTCATTACAGAGGATGGCACTGTTCAAGAGTTCGTGAAGGACAAACATGACTATCTTGGATTTCTGTCTGAAGCGGTTCAAGATTGGAGAAAGGAAAATGAAATACCTATTGATGGTGTTGACGGTGATAGGATTGCTGTGGTCAACGCCCAGTTTAACACAGGATATGCGAGATGACTATCCGTGGAAAAAAGGTGATTATGTTACAGCGGCTGTAATCTGTCCTAAAGAAGAAGACATTTTAAAAGTTGTAAAGGCAGATACGGTGAGTGAAGAAGAAACTCTTGCGAGAATGTACGCATTGTCACTGATTGGTAAATGTGTGCGATTGCCAATACCACTACCTTTTCATGTGATAGGGGTCTATGTGGAATATAAAGATCATAAAGGTAAAAATAGTGTTGTGTTGTCAATCTCAAGGCCAGATATGAAAGATAAGTTGTTTGGTTATCTTATTGCTCAAGGTAAACAAGGAAAAGATAGCGGAATCTAAAAAAGGTGTTGACAAATTAATTTTACTATGGTATAAATATAATACAGTTCAATGATGCTGAACGAAAGGCAGACTGGACTTGGGGGCAGTACCCAACGCCTCCACCATGAGTACACTGAGTAACGGTAAAACGATATTTTGGGAGATAGCTACCCAAGAAACTCTAAACGGCAGTGCCAGTGTACTCTTGATGGGGGCGAACTAGGATCGACAGGTGTTGATTAGGAAAGTGGAGAACTGTGGATTGACCGCCTTATAGGTCACTAAACTATACGCAAACGATAATTTTGCACCCATGGCTCTTGCTGCGTAAGCAGTGAGTGTTCGGAGTTTCGGGGATGTACTTGGCAACAGAAACATCCCCACTTATAATTTTAGAATGGAGTTAAAATGCCACTGAATACGCCAAAGACATTTTGTATGAAAATTGAAAATATCGTAAAAGAAAAAAGAATAACTCACATGGATGCCGTCCTTTGGTATTGTCAAAAAGAAGGACTAGAACTAGAAGGCATCAATTCCCTAATTTCAAAAGCACTAAAGGAGAAGATTGAAGCTGACGCAAGAGAGTTGAATTTTTTACCTCGTCAAGCAAAATTACCAATATAAGTACTTGACATATTCAATGAACTATAGTATTATCATATTATGTTAACTGTCGGGCATGACGGCAGCAACCCTTGCAATGGAGACTTCAAATGGAAGTAACAGTGCATTTGGATGGTGATCCAGCCATCCGTAAAGAAGGTTTCTTTGCCTCTAAGGTAGAGGGTCTTCTTGGTCGAATTCGTGATTTAGAATTTGACAACGCCGATTTGGTGAAAGCCAATGAGGAGCTTGCAGAGCGAGTTAAGAAACTTGCAACGCAACGCCCGTCAGGGTTTCGTCCTCGCCGCAACAAGCGATAGGACATAGGAATGAGTGCCGGTGTAGCTCAGTTGGTAGAGCAACTGATTTGTAATCAGTAGGTCAGGAGTTCAAGTCTTCTCACCGGCACCATTTTTTTAGGAGAGGTTATGTTTAAGAAACTAAAACTTTGGTTAGAGAAATACACAGACAGTAAAGCTGCCAGTGTTCCAAAATATCTAAGTGGTTCTGGAGCAGAGTTGAATAATATAAGAAGGGAGAAACAAGTAAAGCACGAAGATTTATTGAAATGAACTTACGTTTTTTATATCATACCAAGTTTGATATTGATTATGATATCTTTCTTCAAGAATATGAAAAACTTAAATTTTCTGAAAAGGAGTATGAGGGCCCAAAGTGGAAACCAAATGATCCTAATAAGTCATTCGATCACTGGAGAGTTATAAGACAAAAGGATATGACTTCCGAAATTGTTTTAGGTTTTGCAGATAAGATACAACGCCAACTATCACTTCACGGTAAGGTTAGTGGTAGATTTTATAGACTTCTTGCAAACCGTTATCTCACTCCACATCATGACGCTGGAACTAAGTGCTGCATTAATTTTATACTGAATGATAATGCTGCTGCTATAACCAGTGGAAATAAATCTTATACATACAAACAAGCTTTAATTAATACAACAAAGACCCATAGTGTTGAGAATACTGACACTGACCGTATAATTCTCAAGATTTCTATTTTTGATGTTGATTTTGATGAAGTAAAATTAATCATGGATCATTATGGATTTTTAGAGGAATAAATAATTGAGTAAAGGATATTATTTGATGGACGTTACATTAATTGATAGTATGGGAAGTGATTTGTCAGTGGTAAATGCTGCCCGAGTTTCTTTTGCTAAGAACAGTGAGTGGGAGTCTGTGCCAGAAGCTGGACCCACGCCAGGCCTTCTTCAAGAGCGAGATGAGAAACTTATCAAATACCTTGCAAAGCATAATCACTGGAGTCCCTTTGGTCATGCGTCTTTACAGTTTCATATCAAGGCACCTGTATTCGTCGCAAGACAGCTGGTAAAGCATCAGATTGGCCTAACATGGAATGAGGTGTCAAGACGATACGTTGATGACAAGCCAGATTTCTATCATCCTCTTATCTGGAGAGGTAAAGCAGATGATAAGAAACAAGGGTCATCAGATGTAGAGATTGATATCAATCCCACTGACCCAACTGGTCCGGCACTAGTTGATGTTTATCAACAAGCAATCAGGTCATGTAGGTGGACGTATGAGGAGTTGTTGAGAAAGGGTGTATGTCCAGAACAGGCTCGTATGGTTCTACCACAGTCAATGATGACAGAGTGGTACTGGAGTGGTACACTGTATGCGTTTGCCCGTGTATGTAATCTACGATGTAAACCAGATGCACAGATAGAAACACAGATGGTTGCTGACCAGATTGATAAGTTGTCTGCTGACACATTTCCTGTAAGTTGGGAAGCACTACGGTCATGAGTAAAGCTGTTATCATAGGAAACGGTGAGTCTCGCTCTTGGTATAACCCAAACACTAAATGGGCTGATACTAGGACATGGGGATGTAATGCCGTCTACCGTGATGCAGCACCAGACAACCTTGTTTCTATGGACTACGGAATGCAACAAGAGATATATGATTCTGGGTATGAGGGTAAGTGTTACTTCTCAAACTGGAGTGTGGTTCCAGCAGAAGTTGCCGATATGATGCTCATGGGATTTGACATACCAGAGGCGTTTATTCATAGAAGCAAAAACAAAACTGACCAGTGTGTGATATCTGGCAAAGACCCTGCAACGGTTCATGAGACTATTGAGTATATGATAAAGATGCATCCAAACTTGGATATGAATGATCTTAAACTCAAGATGGAAAAGGATGTTGGAATCTGGATTACCTATGTCAATGAGACTGACAATATTGTGAATGTTGGTAATCCTAATCTATCAACTGGTAACATGGCGCTGCTGTGTGCATGTCATGAACAGAATGCAGAAGAGGTTTATATGTTAGGATTTGATTTAAGCACATACGGTGAATCAATTAATAACATATACAAAGGGACAGACAATTATTTGCCCGCCTCTGCGAAAGGGTTTAATCCTGTAAACTGGATGAACCAAATGAGTGAGATTTTTGACAAGTATAAGAGTAAAAACTTTCACTGGGTAGACTGCAAAATAAAAGGCACTAAGAGTTGGCATGGTTCGACAGTGCAAGACTACCATTCCAATGTAAAGCACTTGTCAAAAGAGGAGTTCTGTAAAGAGCTATTATTGGAAGATTATAAATAAAGGAGTATTGACATTTACTATTACATAATGATATATTTAAACATACTTAAACATACGAAACATATTTAAACATAAGGAGACATATGATGTCATTAGCTGCAATGAAGAAGCAGAATAGTTTGGATTCACTATTGGGTGCTGCCCAGAAAGAATCTGCCCCCCTAGAAAAGAAGTCCTATGTGGATGAACGCATTTGG